ACCCCGCCTAACTGTGGACGTTTAATATGTCAAGACCCACGTCCAGGTATTCAAACCTGTATGCCTACTAGAAAAAAAATAGAAATTCCTAAATATTTATGGAGAGATGTACATTTACAACCCCAAGAAAATAGAGCCATACTTTTTCCAGCCTGGTTGTGGCATTCAGTTGAACCTAATCAATCTAATGAGAATAGAATATCAATAAGTTTTAATTTTATACAAGATGGATTTCAATAAATATGCAGTAATCAGAAAGGCACTCTCCTATGAGCTGGCCAATTTTATCTTTAACTATTTTCTTTTAAAAAGAGATGCGGTTGATTGGATGTATAAAAACAATGTAACATTTGATAATGGAATGTTAGGAACCTGGACAGATGTACAAGTACCTAATACCTATTCACATTATGCTGATTTTGCTATGGAAACATTACTAGTGAAGATGCTTCCTGTAATGAAAAAAGAGACAGGCCTAAATCTTATTCCAACCTATTCATATTCAAGAATCTATAAAAAAGGAGATATACTCAGAAGACACAAAGATAGACCTAGTTGTGAAATATCCTGTACTCTTAATTTAGGAGGTGATCCATGGCCTATATTCATAGATGGGACCGGAGCTAACTCCGTAATAGATGAATTTAAACAAATACATAAACCTAACGCTCCAGAAGGTACAAAAGTTCTACTTGAAGTCGGTGATATGTTAGTATATAGTGGATGTGAATTAGAGCATTGGAGAGAACCATTTGAAGGTAATACTTGCGCACAAGTATTTCTTCATTATAACCATGTAGATGGTCCTTTTGCTGAAAAGAACAGGTTCGACAAAAGGCCAATGTTAGGTATTCCACCAGTAAGGAATATATAATATAATGGAGTTCAATGTTACAAAAAATAGAATTTTTACCGGGTTTCAACAAACAAGTTACCCCTACAGGAGCAGAAGGTCAGTGGACAGGGGGAGATTATGTACGATTTAGATATGGTACACCTGAAAAAATAGGTGGTTGGTCTCAGTTAGGAGAAAATTTCCTAACGGGAGCTGCTAGAGCCCAACACCAATTTATTAATAGTTCAGGATTTAAGTATTCAGCCATCGGAACCAATAGAATTTTATATGTCTATACAGGAGGTGTTTTTTATGACATCCATCCTATTAAAACTACAACTACTTTAACGAATGCTTTCACCACTACTAATGGGTCTACAACAGTAACTATCACTTTTTCATCTCCTCATAATATGAATGCTGGTGATATTATTTATTTAGATGGCTTTACAGCTATTACTGATTCTAATTATAGCGCCTCTGATTTTAATGATGTTAAATTCATGATTACAACGGTTCCTTCTTCCACCACTATTACTATTACTATGGCATCCGCTGAAACAGGATCGGGAGCTACAACTTCAGGAGGTATTAGAGTTCAATATTATTATCCTGTAGGACCCGCTACGCAACTTCCTGGTTATGGTTGGAGTTTAGGACAATACGGTGGTACGGTTTCAGGAGAAGCTACAACCACGCTTAATGGAGCTATTAATGATGTAACTACAACTATTGTATTAACCGATGCATCTCAATTCCCTTCTTCAGGAACATGTTTTATTCAAATTGGTTCAGAAGAAATTTCTTATACGGGAATTAGTGGTAATACTTTAACAGGAGTAACTAGAGAAGTTAGAAATACTAGTAAAGATTCTCATGCCAATGGAGCAACGGTTACCAACAGCACAGATTATATAGCCTGGGGTGAAGCTGCGAGTGGTGATTATGTAATTGATCCAGGTCTATGGACCTTGGATAGTTTTGGTAAAAAATTAATTGCTTTAATTCATAATGGACCTATTTTTGAATGGGATTCAGATGCAACAGCTGCTACTTCTACTAGAGCAACCATTGTTAGCGGTGCACCAACAGCGTCCAGAGATATGTTAGTTTCAACGCCCGATCGTCACTTAGTTTTATTTGGAACAGAGACAACAGTAGGTACCTCAACTACTCAAGATGATATGTTTATAAGATGGTCTAATAGAGAAGATATAAATACCTGGGCTATTACTTCAACCAATACCGCAGGATCACAAAGACTGGCCGACGGATCACGGATCATGGGAGCTGTTAGAGGAAGAGACGCCACCTATGTTTGGACGGATAGTGCTGCATTTACTATGCGTTTTGTTGGAGTTCCATTTGTATTTGCCTTTGCACAAGTTGGAACTAACTGTGGACTTTTGGGAATGAATGCTGCAATCGAGGTAGATGGTGCAGCGTACTGGATGTCTGAAAATGGATTTTTTAAATACGCTGGTAAACTGGAATCAATGAAATGTTTAGTGGAAGATTATGTGTTTGATGATTTAAATACGACTGCTCAACAATTAGTAAACTGCGGCTTAAATAATCTCTTTGGAGAAATATACTGGTTTTATCCCACTTCAGGTTCTAGCGTTGTTAATAGAATGGTAAGTTATAATTATTTAGATTCTACTCCTGAAAGATCCATCTGGGTCACAAGCAGTTTAAGTAGAACTACTTGGGCAGATTCATCTGTTTTTGGAAACCCTCACGGCACTTCTTATGATGCCAGCACTGATACTTCTTATGATGTTGTTGGAAATACTGAGGGAAGAACTACCTACTTTAAACATGAAACAGGAACCGATCAAATAGAAGGTGGGTCCACTACTGCTATTGCTTCTAATATAGAATCTGGTGATTATGATATAACGATTACTAAAGAAGGTGGAGCAACCTTTCAAGGAGATGGAGAATTCCTAATGAAAATTAGAAGGTTTATTCCAGATTTTATATCTCAAACAGGAGATACCCAAATTACATTAAACTTAAGAGACTATCCTAATAGCTCCCAGGCGAGCTCTTCATTAGGACCCTTTACAATTAGCTCAAGTACAACTAAAGTAGATACTCGTGCAAGAGCACGTGCCGTTTCTTTAAAGATTGCTAATACCAGTACCTCTCAGGACTGGAAACTCGGAACCTTTAGAGTAGACGTACAACCAGACGGAAGAAGATAATGCCATACGCATACGGAGCATCAAAAAATTATTCACCTAAAAAGACAGTAGCACCTAAACATTCTCCACATGGAGGAGGACCAGGTGGTTATGTACCCCCTAAAAAGAAAACTTCTACATGGACACCTGGAGCTGGTGGTAAACAACACATTCCTAAAACTACACACAAACATAAACCTATAGGAGGAGATGATTGGAAAAAACACGCAACTAGAACTATGCAAATGAAACTGGGTATGATACCTAAACTACAATATACTCATGGTCTAGGTGGATATGATTTTCAAAAACAATTTAATTGGAACCCTAAAGTATCTTCGTATGCAGCGGCTTTGTGGCAAACACCACAAGAAATAGCAAGAGGTATAGGAAAGTCAGCTTATGATTTAGGTCATGATATTGGAGAAGGTACATTTAATTTAAAAGATTCATGGGGCAATTTAAAACAAAATATGTCCAATGCATGGGATAAAGCTAAAAAAGAAACTTCTGGAAATATAGAAGGCATTTTAGCAGCTTCAACGATGCCTTCATTTAAAACACCAGAAATGACAGAATGGGACCAATACTATGGACAAACAACTTTAGCAAAAGGTGGAAGAGTACCTTTCCAAAACGGAGGACTGGGATCACTTCCTTATCCTGAGTATTATAAATTACCACCATTTTCAGCAGGTAACACCTACACAAATACATGGACCTTTCCTACCGAAGAAGAAGAAATTAGTACATCAAATGTTATACCAGCATCTTACAAAGGTTACCCTAGCTATGAAGCATGGTTGGCGGCCCAACGTAGTGGAGGAGATGCACCTGGACAAGTCCCTCTAGGTTTGACTTATGATCCTCGAGCCGTTGCAGAGGGTCCGGCATCAGGTACAACAGATTTTAATATTAACCCCGCAGCATTTTTAACAGGTAAAGGTAGATTAGATCCTATGGGTAGTGATGTAGATTATTTTAATGCTTATGGAAATGATCCTAGAAGATTTGATTTTGGATTTACTACAAGTTCTATACCAGGACAAGAAGGATATGCACCAAGTAAATATTTTGAAGATGAAGAGAAGGAAAGTTGGTACAGCAGTTTATTTGCACCTAGAACAAAAGGCACCTTGGGGACTAGATCAAAGGCACAATATGAAATGGGACAAAAGCTTCCATTTTTTTTAAGCAAGATTGCGGGTATGCAGAGTGCATTTAATCCTGACTCTAGAAACTATAACAAAAACTGGGAAGATCAATTAAATTATTTAGAGATGGGAGACAAGATAGGTATAGACCCAACGAGTGGGCTACGTAAATATACGGATGAAAGTGTTTTATCCGGTCAGAATGTATTTTCTGGTTTTGGATCAAATGATTACGAAGAACAATTACAGAAAAAATTAGACTGGTATAAACAAAGAGAGTTAGCTGGTAAAAAATTTAGTATTAAAAATCGAAAAAAAGCTGAAGATGAAATGGAGGCTTGGAAGAATAAAAATAAGGATACTACCGACATTATAACCGACACAATAACTACTGATGTCCAAACAACAGGAGATGGTGGTGTCAGTACATTTGCAGGCGATTCAGGAGCTAAACCAGGAACAACAGGATCGTGGACTCCTGGAGGTACATATACAGCGCCAACACCAAAACATCATGGAGATGTAGCACATGGACAAGACGGAAGATTTAATCAACCCGCAGCGGATAGTAGTAGTACACAGCACGGATCTAGTGGAAT